AAAATATATAAAATATATAAAATATATAAAATATATAGTTATTATTTTTTTTTACACCAATATGAATCCATTATTTATACTATTATTAATTATTTTAGTTATTTTATTAGCGTGTTTAATTGGGTTATATTCTTCACCTTTATTAATAAACTGCAATAAATTTGGAGGTACGATACCTAATCCAGATAAATCAGAATTTTTACGCATTTATGAAGAAACAAGCTTAAAAGGAGTTGATATTGCAGCTAAGTATGATTATGAATCATTCGAAGAGGTTATTAGGTATGGACTAGTAGTATTTTACCCAACATCGCATTTTAATAAGGATCATACATATTTACAAGTATTAGAATTTTCTATAGAAAATAAAACAATAAATTCTAATGCTAATTTTAATTTAACTTATTTTAAAACCCAGGTAAATAATAAACTGTCTACTGATTTTCAGAGAAGTTGGCTAAATATATTAATTACAAAATTAAGCAATATTGATATGCAAAGTATTGATGATAATACATTTATTTTTATGTGTTTAATTATTTATGATCTAATAATGTTATTTAATAAATTAAGCCTTGATCCAAATCCATATTATTTATTTATGTTAATTAAACAAGTAACCAATTGCAATTATAAAAATTTATCAATATTATTACATTATATATATAATAATGATTTATTGCCAGCTGAAATAAAAGAATTAATTACCTTAGATGGTATTAATAAAGAATTTGACGACATATTATATAAACAATTTATTGCAAAAATACAACCTAGTATAGATGTAGATAATGCAATTGCACAAATACCTGAATATAAAAAACAACTCGTTGAAGAGCAAATTACACAAGAAAGAGAATTAAGAGTTGTGCTATTAGAACCATTAACACAAGAATCCTTAATACCATACATAAATATAGTAAAAGATTGCAATTCTGATGCTATATCATATATCAAATCGCTTAATATTAATCAAATTGCATTATTAATACTATTTATATATGAACGCTCAAAAATAATATCTAATATAACAGATAATTTATCAATTATGTCAGCATCTAAAAATGACTTTATGGATATAATAATATATGTAATTTATACATTTATTCAACAAAATAATTTAGAAAAAAATGTAATATTTGATGCAAAAATAAATATAAGTATTATATATCTATTTTTAATATTTTATAATATTAGTAATACTAAAAAGGATATTATTCAATTTAAAAATATGGAATTAATAAAATTTGGACTATTTATTAAATGTATTGATAAATCTGATTTTTTAGAGTATTTATTGTTTATATTTTCTATAAATGATGGTAGTGAGTTAATTAGTAATTTTAATTCTATTTTTAGAGATATTATTATGAATAAATTATATGAGATAAATAATCAATATTTATATGGCTCACCCAATACAGTATCTTTATATATTGATATTATGTTATTATATAGCCCTAGAATATATTCTGAAGCAGACCCAGTATTTGCAAAATATTCAGTTATTGAATTAGATTCAGAAGCGGATTCGTCATATCTATCTAACATAATAAAACATATAGGTGAAATTCTATCATGGTCTAGAAAATCAACAAAAGATAATATTGTTGATGTTATTTTTGATAGCGAAAATGATAATAATAGAGATAAGTTTTTAAATAATTTAGGGCTATTGGTTGTTGGGTATGATAATATTAATAGAGAGTATATTTGCATATTATTATACCCATTTTTATTTAAAGCATATAAAGCATACCAAATGACAATTGATTCGCAATCTGGCGAAGAAAATATTTTTACTGAAGGGGACCCAAATTATACAAAAAAAGGAGGTGGTGAAAATTGTATATTATGTACATGTGCCGAATTTATTCCAAAAGAAGATGATGCTGAGATATGTACATGTGGGCATACTATATTGCAACATAATAAAACTGAAAGACTCAAATCAAATTTTAAAAAAATGGCATCAAATATAATTAGTCAAAAAAATATAAAAGAAAAAATAAGGCAAAAAAATAAATTAGAATTTCTTTTGCAATTATATAAAAATAAATTTAAAAAATTTGGTAATTTAAGTGCATTTAAATTTTTTAAAATACCATTTAATATTGCAAAAAAATGGAAACCAATGTTAATTAAATCATTTTCTCAATATAAAGAATATTATAATACAATTAACCCTGCTAATAATATGAATTATAAAAATATGAAAAAATTTATAATAAGTGCACATGGCGGAACTGCTACAAATCATTCTAATATAAAGTTATTACCAAATGAAATTGTAATTATGTCATGTAATATATTAGAAACAGTAAATTCATATAGAATAAAATCGCTTATTCGTGCGTTTATATCCCCATTAAATAGTGATTTAATTCATATTGATAATATAGAATATCTTATAAGTATAAAAGAACCAATCCATAGGCAAGATGCTACACTTAACCATGATGGGAGAGAATATGGTTATCGAAATTCTTATTGTATATATACAAATAAATGTCCGGAATTAATTTTATCTTTTTATGATTATGACTCAAAATTTAGAGAAAATTTACCATTCTTTATATATGAAACACCAATGAGATACTCATCGGCAACAATTAGAGCATTTTTAGAGTCATTAGGACTACATGACCGTATTAGTTCTGTATCTACGGACATATTAGACTTACCATTAAATGTAGATACTGATCTTATGAGTCCTAATATGTTAAAATATTTATTTAATGATATTAACTATTTAGCATCAACAAACTGGCTACATCATGAACCAACTGAAGCTCAATTAAACGAATACATACCAAGAATAATAGAATTAGTTGATAAATTAAATTCTCAAAATAATAGTAGTAGTAATATGAGTACTCGAGAAGTAAATACTTATTTTGACCATATAGATTTTAGACTAAAAGAAAGGGCATTATTATCTTCTGAAATAAATAATATGAGAAGGTATTGGCAATCATTATCAGAAGATAAATGGGAAAATAATCCAAATAAATATGTAATATATTTTGTGGAAGCATGTAGAAGCTAATTAAAATATATAAAATATATAAAATATATATATAGTTATTATTTTTTTTTAATACCAATATGAATCCATTATTTATATTATTATTAATTATTTTAGTTATTTTATTAGCGTGTTTAATTGGATTATATTCTTCACCTTTATTAATAAACTGTAATAAATTTGGAGGTACGATACAATATAAAAAAAATGGAGGTTGCGTAGAAACGCATTGTCCATGTTTTGCTTTTATTACTGAAATAAAAAATACCCATTTAGGAGACACTTGCTTATTATGTGGACATAAACAAGGTACTCATATTGATGTGAGTGCAAGTGAAGGTGATAATAACACTATTGGTTTAATACATAATGATAATCTTATATTATTATTTGATAATAATAATATAAAATACAAAATAGAATTACTTACATATGTTATATTTTACAAATTTATACCATTTGGCTCAAAATTTCCAGAAAAAGTAGTATCTCATATATACCAAGGAATAGAATTAATTGATGTTTTAATTAGCAAATTAAATTTTACTTTTAATGATATTAATGGGTTACTATATTTTGATGAAAAAAATATAAATCAATATATACCATTATTGCAACGAGGTGATATAATCTCACCATATAGTCTTTATTTAGAATCAGAATATATTTCATATATTCTAAATAAAGTACCCTGTGATATATTATATCATAATTGGTATAGTATTATAAGTGAAAATGTATATTTTTTGAAAGAAAAAGAAAAAACATCAATAAATAGATTATTTAGATTAATTAAAGCTGAGATAAAATTATATCTACATTATAAGTTAAAAATTTTGATACCTAATTTTTGGTATAAAATACAAAATAAATTTTTTAGTGATTTATATGACTATTTAATATCAACAATTAATACAATTTCCATGTTTATCTATATTTTTATAAATAATAGTGAAAATTATGATATTCTTGAGTTTTTTTTTAATAATACTCAATATGATTTAATAAAAATGCATTCAATAAAAAGACATTATTGGAGAATATATTCTTCTCGATTACAACAAGATATTGAAAATTTTCATCCAATTATGCATCAATTAAAATATTTTGAATGCGCTGATGAAAATTATGATGTATTTAAATCAAAGTTAATAGAAGAAATATCAAAAATACATTATTTTGATAATTATGATAAAAATAATACTAATGGAATTATTTCAGTATTTAAATTATATTATATAATACCAACAATAATTAAGCGATTAGATATAAATTTTAATGATATGAATATAGGTGATATTATTATGTTTTTAGAAAATAATATTAATTTATATGTTCATAACGAGGAAGCTATATCATATATACATGAAATATTAGATATTTGTAATTTAACAAATTTAGTACTTCCGGGAAAAATTTCAACCATAAGCGGCAAACAGGAATTACCACAACATATAACCCTGAGTAATTTATTTAAAATATGTATTGATAATAAAGATAGAATTTTATTAAATAAAATATTAAATATGCTACAAATAAATCATATTAATTGGGAATTAGTTGATTTTAATAACCAAATTAATTGTAATCCAATAGAAGCAACCGATAATACATATTGGTTTATAAGATATGTATATTATTATATATTAAGAGAGAATATACCCTCAATATCAAAAAATAATAATTTATGGTTATTTGAGTATATTTATGAAAAGTCACCGCAGTCTTTTAATATAGATGAATTGAAATTTGCTATTAGCAAATGTAATTTTAGTAAATCTGAGATTAGTAAAATAAACAAAAATATAGATTTTTATATTGGATATTGCATAACTAAATATAGTACTTATATAGATACAAAAAAAGAATTTTCTGAACTTCAATTATCAACTAATTATAATCATTTATCAGAATTTCAAATTGGCGATATTATTGAAATTAAAACTAAAAATAATGAAGAATCACTACTAAATTTTAGTGTAATTGCATATGCAAATGAAATATTAAAAAGTTTGAATAAATATCAAACAACTGAACAAAATTTTGCATTTATTGGTGATGATAATAATTTTAGGGATAAATTTTTAAATAATTTGGCGCTTATTGTTGTCGACATAGATAATGAAAAACAAACTTATAAATGCATATTATTATATCCGCAATTATTTGCCGCATTTAAAAAACATCAACAATTAAAAGACCAAATTAATAGTAGTGCATCACATGCGGTATTTGGTGGATTAACTGAAGAAGATATTGCTCAATTAAGATTAGAAAACCCAAATATAACAGAAGAAGAATTAAAAGAACTTAAAAAAAATGACCTTAGTCAAAAATTAAAACCAAAATTTGAAACAATTATTGAATATGTTGAATCTACAAAAGGAGTATATAATATATTAAAATCATTAAGAGATGAATATAATAAATTAGAAAAATTTTATACCGTTATTCAATTTTTTGATATACCATTTGATAATGCACAAATATGGAAACCAATGGTAATAAAAGGATTTGCTGATGAATTTGCAAATCTGGCCCCATATGAGCATTTAACAAAATTTTATTCACATGCGCATGGTAATACAATAGATAGCCTTTTTTCTAAAAAATCAATTAAAATTAATTTAGAAAATAATGAATATGTTGTAATGTCATGTAATCCATTTATTCCAGTAACTACATCTATGGGTCTTATACATGAAGACATAAAATTTAAATTTAATAATAATAATAATTTTGAGGAACAATTAAAATTATTATATTCTTCGATGAATGGTGCTATTAATACAGACCGTAATACACAATCTAGTAGAAATAATTATTGCGTTTTTTCAAAAAGATGTCCAAATATACATTTGCAATATTATGATCATAATGAAAATGAAAGATTTAAAGATATTAATGATACATTAATGAATATATATCAATTTCCAATGAAATTTAAGTCAAAAACAATAAGAGAATTAATTGAAAGAGCAAGTAGAGCTGGTCATCCTATAAATGATACAACTCAAGAAATAAAAAATCTTACCATTGAAGATAATAATTTATTATCTTATTTATTTGGAACATTAATTAATGATTATTCAAATACGAATATATTTAGTTTATTTGGATTTAGTACAAAAAAAAATATTACGCCTGAAAGTAATACTATACAAGAAACATATTTAGCAAATGTTAATAAATTATATGAATATTTAAAAGCATCTGATGAATTAGATACATATAGCAATAATTATGGTAAAGTAAATTCAACTTTAGAAGATGAAATTATTAAAATAAGAGAATATAAAAAAAATAAATGTACCCAATTAGGTATTCCATATGATGGATTTCTTTTATTTGTTTTATCTTGTAGATCATATGAATAATAATATTATGCAGACTGTAATGAAAGTGATATCGCTATAGCTAATGCTAATTCTTCATCTAAAGTATGAAATTCTTCAGGCTTTTCTTCTAAAGACTTTAACATCGCCATAGCAAGTGCTAAGTCATCTTCAGGTGGCGGGCATTCTTCATATGCTAAAGAATCGGACATAGCCATAGCAAGTGCTTGGTCTTCTTGATTTTCTGCAGATTGAGCAGCATCTTGTAGTAACTGCTTAGAAATGATATTCTGTGTCGCGATTATAGATACATCTAGAACGGGTTCATAGTGACCACTAGATGCGTCTCCAGTATGACTAATTACAATATAATCATTTGCGTCAAAAGATGATTTATTAAAACTAGAGTTTGCCTTTGGATCAAATGAAATGGAATCAATAACGATAAGGCCTATTTTAAACCCTCTCCTATTTCCTAACTTTTCCAAAATGTGAATTAATTCGGCATCAGTTCTTTGGCGGCCTATTACCATTCCACATTTGCGCTCAATATTTGCTAACTCTTCTAATGATACGGTGGTTATTCCACGTTGCTCTAATGACGCTATTAGCGCCTTTTGTCCACAATTCATTGATAGATTTTTTGTTATTCTATTTTTTATTATCAAATATATAATATCAAAAAAATAGGTATTTTATAGCCATGATTACTAATAGTGCTGTTATTGAGGCAGCGGCAATATAATGAATTTACTACAGAGTTTTTGAAAATTTTCATATTTTAAATAACTGTAATGCGGCAAATATCTTAAGTATTGCATATTATTAATATGATTCATATATATTTTTTTATTTATAATTTGACTATATTTTTTTGGAACTGGTAAATATTCTGTAAGCATTAAATATCCAAATGAATGATGCAATACATATAATAAATCTTCATAATTAACCGCTATATTATTTAATATAAGATCAAAATTAATTTCATCATTGTTTAATGCGCATAAACATAATATATATGTTCTATTATGCCCCGTTAATAAAAAATACATTAGGTTTAAAAAAATATCATCTATGGGAATTTTATTTAAATATACATTAATAAAAGTATTTAATAGATCTAAAAAATAAATTCCACATGTTTCATCATTTGATAATAATTTCTGTTGATATTCTACACTATTATAATATTTAACCATATCATAATCTACATTATTTATATTATGATTACTATCAATGCTTATTAATCCAATTAAATATTGCTGATTTATATCAATCAATAATTCAAATACAATACGGGTAAAATTTAATGAGGTTGTAATTATAAAACATTTATTATTATGGCTTATTATTTTGCCAATATAGGCAATATTATTATAAAAAAAATGACATTTATCATTAATGATTTGCATCTTATATATATATGCTAATTAATATTTTAATTAGTTAATGACCTATTCACTAATATTTTAATGACCTATTCACTAATATTTTAATGGCCTATTCACTAATATTTTAATGACCTATTCACTAATATTTTAATGACCTATTTACTAATATTTTAAAAGTCTCATTCTTGCCAAAGCCGTGCTTGAATTAGAAGAAAGCATTTTGTTTGGGCGCTTTTTAATCTCTTCATACTGTATACATATATCGGCTAAAAATTTCTTATCTTCTCGCTTGCGCAATTCTTCATGATCTATCTTACGCTGTATTTCTTTTTCTAACTTGCGTTGTTTTTCTAGATCTATTTGACGCTGCTTTTCTAAGGCTAACTGCTGTTTTTTTTCCATATTTTTGGCCGCAAGCTGGTTTTGCTGTTCAATATTCAAATCAATTTCGGCCTCATTATACTTGGGACAATATGAAAAATCCGAATCGTAATCATTTTTAACCATTTGAGTATGCGAGTAATACCATAGTGCATTTAGAGTGCGTTTTATCATCATTATAATGGACAGGTCATGGTGTGCAACTTCTAATTCCAATGGCTCATGCTCAGTAAAGGTTTCATTCATTGCATTGGCAATCAACAACAGTATTCGATTTAAACCCATTACCGATGGCGTGTATGAATAGAACGTTTTATTTATGAATACAAATAACACATCTTCTAGAAGATCAATCACAATGCTCCAAATATTCTGCGCAATCATATTTTGAAAAAGCACAGAAAGAAATTGGAATAATGGGTCGCTATTGCCGGTAGAGAATTCGTTTTTAATACTGCGTACAAAATCAATATGTAGAGAAATGACCCATTTTGAGTCACCATCCAGGTATGCTGCACCCGACAAGAAAGGATAGCAAATTGTTAGAATTAATTGTGTTGTTATTTGGTCTTTAACCGCACATAAAAACGCACCAAATGTGATTAAATCCGAAATTATAATGGCATAACAACTATTATGGAGGGCAATATTCATATCTCGCGATTTTACCATAACTAGATCTCGAATGTTGTCATCGTCTTCGTCATTGTCGCTGGGATAGCCATCATCGCTGGGGGAGTCATCATTGTCGCTGGGATAGCCATCATCGCTGGGGGAGTCATCATTGTCGCTGGGATAGCCATCATCGCTGGGGGAGTCACCATTATCGTCAGGGGAGTCACCATTATCGTCAGGGGAGTCACCATTATCGTCAGGGGAGTCAACATTATCGTCAGGGGAGTCGTTGGCATCGTCATTTTCTTTGCAACCAGCATTTTTGTTGCAATGGTCACTTCCATACTTGATAGTTGCAACTACTATCGCAATAATACTAGCAAATACTATATATATTAGTTTCATTTTTGGGCTCTGTTATTTTATATAAATAATAAATATTATCAAATATTGCATATTAAAAAAAAGGCAAAAAAGGCAAAAAAGGCAAAAAAGGCAAAAAAAGGCAAAAAAAGGCAAAAAAGTCAAAAAATGTAAAAAAAAGCAAAAAAGGAAAAAAAAGGCAAAAAATGCAAAAAGGCAAAAAAGGCAAAAAAGGCAAAAAAAGCAAAAAAAGCAAAAAATGTAAAAAAAGCATAGTTTAGTAACGACAGTTATGTTTTAAATTCAAGCATAGTGAACAGTATACTATTTGCAGGCAATCCTTGCATCGATTTGTTGGAATAGAGTGACAGCCAATACAATACTCAATACCATTGGCAACAACCTCTGAATATTTAATTAACTGCTCCTCATCTTCTCTGCCATAGATATGCGCAATTCCCTTAATGACCTCAAACAAACTAAACAGCGCAAGTTGAGTGTCTGTATATTTATTTTTTTTTTCTTCCAAAAATATATTTGCAATAATTTGTTGTCTTTCAAGGCCACTTAATGGTTTTACATATGACCTTGATGAAATATCTGCAATATCTGCAATAATATTTTTAATAAATTTATATATTGGATAATCCACAAATATTTCATAAATATGCTCTTCCAAATCTTCGCCACTAAGGCCAATTTGAACGCCAGATTGTTTTTTTTTATAAACTCGATACACAAAAATGAATCGAATCATAAAATCTATAAAATCAAAAAATAGTATAGATTGCGCATGGTGTCTATCCATTTTAAAAATATACAATATGTGTTTTTTAATTTATTAATATAATCAAATATAATCAAATATAAATATGCGATTAATATAGCTTAGTAATCGTGCTCACAACGAGAGCCTTTTCATCTAAGGCCGATCTAAATAGTATATCAGCATCTTCACGGCATAATATGCGAATGTCATCAGTTACCATACTTGATGCCAAGCATTTAATATTTGATATTTTAATAGTGGTTCTAAATGTCTCATTTTCAGAAATATTTGACCTTAAATTTATTTTTTTTGGTGAGCGATATATTTCATGATAAATTAAATTAGATTTTGCGTAGTTTAACTGCAATGGGTGTTCACCCAATTTTTCAAATGTGATCGTATCACTAAAATTAGATGCATCATTTACCGTTTTTTTAAATTGTTTTGCCGTTAATGTAAATTCAATTGGAAAGTTTTTTAATAAAGCCTCGGGGGTAATTATATTTTTAATTTCATATAAATCTTCATCGCTAGGATAATATGATAATGATACTTTATAATGACATTCCTTATCTATATCGGCATCTTTAAAAATAAATGTAAGACTATCTGTCTCATCGTGGGCCTGTATAATTGTTATTTTATAAAATGTCTTATCTATTGATGAAAATATTTTTTCAATACCATCTCTATTAATTCCCATCCAATAATCGCCATCACAAAAATGCCAATTTACATGTGTTCCTGACACCTCGGCAACAATTCTAGATACTTTAGAATGGTCTCGAGTATAAAAAGTCAATCCATTTTTATGCCAATGTAAGTGAATTTCACGCGCTTTTATATTTTTAAAATAAGTAAATAATGACTTAAATACAATTGGGTCGCTATATGCAAATTCGATTCGATTATTTGGGTCTTTTGGGGCATCTACTATGCCATATTTTTCTATAGATGGGGGAATTTGTCTTATAGATGGGCGACCGGGTCCTTTTTTCTTAGCTAATAGCTTATTACTCATGATTCTGCAATAATAAATTGAAATAAATTAATAAACAAAATAATAAATTAAATTAATTAATTAAATATAAATATTTATTATTAAATATTTATATGAATTATTTTATAAATTATATCATTATGGTTATGTTAATATATATATATATCATATTATTATACTTGACAATGTTCTTATTATGTCTAAGTCTACTCCTATTAGAAATATTATGTAAATGCGTCTAATTATATATATTAATTAAATCAATTTCATTTTTTTTTGAAGGCTCCATATTATTTGGAGGCCCAATATTATTTGGAGGACCCATATTATTTAGAGGCTCCATATCAATCATGTTATTTGGATTTAGGCCAAATGCATCAGATGCTATATTATCATCCAATAGCTCTGGTATATTGACGGTCTGCATATTGACTGGCATCATATTGATGGGCTGCATATTGACTGGCATCATATTTATTGGCATCATATTGATTGGCATCATATTAACTTGTGGCTGTGGCTGCAGTTGTGGCTGTGGCTGCAGTTGTGGCTGTGGCTGCAGTTGTGGCTGTGGTATTATATCGACTGGCTGTGGCTGCGGCTGTGGTATTATATCGACTGGCTGCGGCTGCAGTTGCGGCTGCATATTTGTAAAATTGCGGCGATTTGCCTCCCCTGAGCTGCGCCTAATTGTGTCCGAATGCCGCCTAGTTGTATCCAAATGCCGCCTAGTTGTATTTTTATGCGCTGGCCTATTTTGCCGAATCATGTCAGGATATTCTAATTTTAATTTTTTTTGTATATTTATTCCTATAATATCATCAACTGAGGACATTTTTAAAGTAGGTGGAGGTTTTTTAAAAAAATGATTCATAAAAAAATTATATTTATTAGATTTATTAGATTTGCTGGAGTCATCTTCTGATTCAGATGTAGGTGTTGGTGAATATATATTTCCAGGGTCCAAAGAGTCTTCTGAGCTAGAAAATTGATTATTATTTGGTATCGGTACTATAAATTTAGAAGTTTTATCAATATGGGCCAATCTATCTGCAATTTTTTTGTCTATAATATTACTATTTTCTATTAATTTAACATATGTACTATATGATGCCTCTAAAAAAGTTTTTCCACCAATGGAACGATTTTCTCGATCTAAGGTTAATACTTTAAATATTTCTATACTTAATATATAATAATCCTTTGATGCCATTAATTCATTTTCCATACGCGATTGAATTGCCAAAAATAATTCAATACTGCCAATAATTCCGCAAGTAAGAGATAATAGGCAAGTAATTGCCGATATTAATTGCTGGTCTATATAAGACTGCAGACCAACGCTAGATACCGATGCAATGCTTGATATTAAAATAACAGGAACTCGAAAATATCTTAATATGCCTTTTAGATATAAATATTTTGTCCTATGCTCTTTACTTAATATAACGCTATTAATTCTTATTTGTTCTAGCACTTTTTCAATATCGGATGACCAATCATTGCTTAATACCGATTCTGTTGCATCAGATTGCATTTTATGAGAAGAAAAATTCAACATTATATATTTGAAAATTTGTATTTATATTTATTAAAATATTAAAATAATAAATTATTGTATTAAAAATATTGAAATCCTGAAATATTGTATTATTGAAATAAAAAACAATGAACAATATATCTTGTATTTTTCCATCAGATGATATATTTATTATTCATATAATTGGTCCTAATATGCCTCATAATGGTTTATTGGATTCCAATTTAGCAAACACAATCAAAATATGTATTAAATTTAATTCTTCTAAATTAGATGATTTGGTATTAAAAGAAAATACGCCCATATTTAAGAAATATAAAGGTATTGTTATTTTTAAAAATACAGAAGATTTTAATGACATTCAATATATAACAGTAGATGTATTTAAAAATAAACCCATAGAAAAAATGATGACTGAATTAACAATTAATTCAGAAAGCGAAAATAATACATTTTTGGCATTATTAACAGAACATATTAAAAATGTAATATTTGAACATAGTATAGATTATTATAATGCGATTCATATAGGGGCAAATAATACATATAATTATACAAAAAATTACGATACTAAAATAGACCTTGATATTCTAATAAATTCTCTTATTAAAATTCAACATATTGAAGAGAGTGATTATATCTATTTTCATTTAAATATACAAGATATATAATACTATATCGGCTGCTGAGGCGAACAAACGAAGGCAGAGAACGAAGGCGAACAAACGAAGGCCACGAACAAAATATAATATGAACTATCATAATTTAATGAAAGATATCAAATTAATAAATAATAAAGAACAATTATATAATATAGTCCCCAAAGAAGAAGTTGATTTTTTTGAATTTGTTACAAGAAATATAATATTTATTTGTGGTCATATAGATGGCAAAAATTGCACATTATATACAATAATAGGAGTAACAAGTATATACAATAATAGCGCAATAATGAAAGATAATAAAAAATATCATATTTCGTTATTAATAAAAATAAGTGCATTTAAAATTTTACAAAAAAAAGGGTATTATATTGCTGAGAGTTTTTTTATAAGATATAATAATTATAATAATGAAATTTATATAGAGCGAAAATTTTGATATCATATTTGAATATATATTTTTTTAACAAAAAAAGCAATATGGGCGATATAAGTGACTTAAAAAGTGTATTAGATGTGCTTAAATGCAATATGGCTGAATTAGATAGAGCAATTTCCATACTTGAAAATACCCGAGAATTTAAACACTCTGCGGATAAGCTTAAAATTGCTTATACTAATATTCAAAGTACTATTGCCGAACTTGAACGTACCATTGCCGAACTTGAAAGTGACATACCTGCTGAGCAATATGCCATGCAATACGCCAGGCAAGATGTAGTAAGCTGCGGATTAAATCCAACCTCACCATGGTCAACGAAACCACGTTCAGCTGCAAAATTTCATAAACTAACTCTGACAAATGGCGGTGAATCGGTACAAGTAGTATCATGTTGGCAAGATAAGACAACTATCTACTGGACTACCTTAGATGGCAAAAATCCTAATACAGAGGCAAATGGTGTTCAGGTATATGGCGAACTAGATTATGCTCGTCTAGCAAAGAGTGTATTTGATTACACAAATGAGTTGCAAATGCCACAAACTCTGTCATTGTCGTGCGTATATAATACTTTTGTTATAATGCTACAAGAAGGCGCCTCTGTTGAGCCTAGTATTATTGCTAAGCATCAAGTAGATCGAGCCTTAGTATTTCATGGTGTCAAAAAAATAGTTCATGATGCGCATGGGGTTGTTTATTTTCGAGGCGAGGGCTTGGGCTTTGATACAGGTGTAAACTCGATCGCAATTAAGTCTGCGACTTTGATTTCGTATGAGTTTGCATGAGGTCATTTACTTACCATATGATGCAACTGCTTCTGCGGATGCAATTAGGTCTTTTGTAAGTAAAGCATATACTTTTCCATTAGATTGTATGGATAATACCCCATTTGCAATTGATAAATTAAAATTCATTTTTTTTGGAAAAACATTATTAATCTCGGTTAATAATTGAAATGTTATTGTAAAATTATCATCTTTTATTTTTTTATTTTCTGTATTTGCCGACCATCTTTGACTATGCTTAGATGTAATCTCTTGTAATTCTATTGGGTCATTTAAAATAAATTCATTATTTTTATCTAACATTATAATATAGCCATTTCTTTTTATGTTTTCTTTTGGGCCAATGAAAATTTGTAAATCAGTCAAATCGGATTTTTTAATAAATTCGGGATCTCCTATCCACATACCAGTTAAATAATTTTGATATTTATCACAAGATTTATTTGCTGACTTTATGGACGTAATTAACATTATAAGTAATATAATAATGATTGCAATTATAAAAAAATAGAATATTGTTTTATTCTTCATTTTTATTTTATAAAGTTTATATATTTTATACTATATTACAATATTATTGTATATTTATTATAGTTCATCCAAGTATTCATCATCGTCACTTGCATCATCTTCACCGTCGCCTTCTTCATCTTCAGATGGAATTGTATCATTATCGTCATCGTCATCTTTTGGGTAAAGCCTTTTTTCAAAAGGGTTGTTATTGCCATTTTTTACAGTGGATGCTGTAGAAATACTATCTGCACAATCACTTGCAGTAGGCTCATCATCACTTGCAGCTAGCTCAGAGACAGCATCACTTGCAGCTGGATCATCAGCATCATCAGCATCATTAGCATCATCAGCATCATCAGCATCGTTAGCATCATCACTTGCAGCGGGCTCAGAATCTTTTGCTATTTTTTTTGCCATTTTTTTTTCATCTTTAATAATTTTAGAATCTGCTTTTTCTCTATAGACGATGGGAATGATATCATTTATTAATAATGTAATATTATTAATAAAAAAGAATTCTTCTGCGATTCTAATTATTAATTCAAATTTATTTAAATCTAATGTAAATATTTTATGCGTTGCCTTAATTTCGGCTACAATATAGCGACATATTAGATTAATAAATTTATTAAATAATATAGCCATTTGTGTATGTCCTATTTTAATAATTTTTGTACTTGATAAAAATGCCTCTAATGATTCAATTTTATAATGATCTAAATTATAACTTGCATTTGTATCTGCAATATAAAGCCCTGTAATTAATAAATCATTTTGCTCTAATAATTGTTTAATTATATTAATATTTGTTATTATATGCTGATTCTCATCAAGTTTTTCTTTTAACCTATCGCATAATATATTAAATAAAAAGCAAATATCCGGAGATATCTGTATTGGATTTATTTTATTTTTTGTTGTTTTATTTATATAATCAGAATAAGTGATTGGCGTATTTAAATCTCCATTTTTTTTTGGAAAAAGCATATTGGTATAATCTTCCTCTGAAGTAAATTTGGTTTCTAATAATTTTAAAACACACTCAATGATGTGAGTTTTTATAAAGGATTTAAAGGATATGGCTTTTGCTGATTTTGGCATGATATTAAAAGGCAATAAACTACAGTAAAACACTCAATTAAAATATTAATAATTAATTATGTAAAATATTAATTAATTCAAATATAATATATGCAACTAAAATTGAATTAGATAGTAAATATATTATATATATATCAAAATGGCAGATAAAGATGATTCTATGCTATACCCTATTAAAATATTACCTCATATCAATAAGGTAAAAAATGATGATTTATCGAAATTTGATATGATGCAGTTAATAACTCATTATATAAATGAAAATGGCCTCGTTAGGCTTGATGAATATAATAAATTTGTAAATTATGGCTTGGCTGAAATTATGGAAAATAATTTTAAAATCGATAAAGTATTTAAAAATAAAAAAACAACGCAGGATCTAAATATTGATTCCTATCAAATAAAAATACAATTTAGCAATATAAATATGGGAATGCCAACTCGTACAAATTATGCATCATGTCAGCATTCTTATTTATATCCGAGTACAGCAAGACTAACCGCATTATCGTATGCGGGTCAAATAACATGCTCAGTAGTAATTACATTAATCGCCCATTTAAAAAATGGAAGCACTGAAGAAAAAATATCTGAAATTCCATTATTATCAATTGGGCAATTTCCAGTAATGATTAAAAGCGATAAGTGTCATTTAAATAATATGACAAAAACTGGATTAAAAGAAATTGGCGAAGACCCGATTGAGCCCGGGGGGTATTTTAATACATGTGGACTTGAATGTGCCGTAATAAATGCAGAGCAGTTAAAATTTAATTCAATTCATACTTATATAGTGGGAAAACAAAATGAATTAATTCGAACTGAGTTTTTATCTCAAGCGGGAGGCCCTTTTGAAAATTCATCTCAAATAAAAATTAGATTTATGTCAAATGGTCAAATAAATGTGGAAATGAATTCTACTAAATTATCCGATAAAATCCCATTTTTTATTATTTATAGATTATTTGGTATGACAAGCGACCGCGATATTGCAAATACAATTGTATTTGATGTTGATGATAATAGTTCCATTACAAAAGAATTATTGCAAATTTTGCATAAGGCCTTTCATCTCTCTGATGAGAAATTTAAGCCATTAATAAATGTTATGGAGCATAGAAAAATTGTACAAATGACGGCCGAACGCGTACATAAATATTTAAATGCGGAATCTACAAATTATCGAAAACATGATAGCGCCGCTCAATACGCAAATGAGGACTTATTAAAAACATTAAATGCGACATTATTTCCCCATATTACTGAAACAAAATATAAATTAATCTTTTTAGGCAAAGTAATAAGGGCGACCCTTCTAGTTCATTTGGGGAAATTAAATCAAACCGATCGAGATAGTTATTCAGTAAAAAGAATACATGGGGCTGGTCTTTCATTGGCAAAGGCATTTAAAACGCATTTTAATTTAATTCATATGAAAACATCTATTATGGCATTAGTTCGAGAAATAAATAATACGCCTTGGGAATCCATTACAAAAACTAATGTTGGAGATATTTTTAAAAATTCAATCATACCAGGCGATTTAAATCGGGCAATGGAGCAATCTATCATTTCTGGAAATAAAACAATTGTAATAAAAAGACAAGTTACCAATAATAGAGTATCTAGTTATGTAATTGAGAGAAAGAATTATTTAAATGTTATATCTACAATGCGGACAATTATTGCGCCAAATTCTGGAAATGCCGCCAAGACAACAGAAAGGGCAACCCTTATACGAAGCGTCCAGCCATCCGCAACTGGATATATATGCCCAATTGCAAGCGCTGAAAGTGGAGAATCAGTAGGGATGCAAAAACAATTAGCCGTTATGGCTAGTATATGTTTATCTGGAGATGACAATGCTTTAAAATTTTATTTAGCGCTTGATTCTAATATTATGCCAATTGATGATGTCAGTTCCGATCGGATTTTGAAAGAAAATTTGGCATTTGTATGCGTAAATGGCGTATTAATTGGATATTGCAAACATGCAAATTTATTAGTAGACCGATATAGGGCATTAAGAAGAGAGGGCCGAATTGTAGACCCATATACAACCATTTATTGGAAATCCATTACCAATGAAGTTGAATTTTGGTTAGATGTTGGCCGATTAATTCGCCCTATTTTAATAGTTGATAATAATTTAGAAGAATTTGACCGCGAACATATGGCGGCGCATAAAGAAGGTAGAGAGCCTAATATTGAATTTGTGCAAAATATTCGCCTTACAAAAGAGCATTTAATTAAATTATCAACGGGGGAAATTAAATTTAGCAATCTTGTAGAAGATGGAATTTTTGAATATATTGCGCCGGAAGAGCAAGAAAATTGCCTTATTGCGGAATCAATTGAAGATTTAAGGGCAAATAAGAATAATTTTTGCATGAGATATACGCATTGTGAAATAGAACAGTCTATTTTGGGACTAGCGGCATTAATGTCGCCCTATGCAAATCATACTCAGGCATCAAGAGTTACAATGTCAACGGCGCACAGCAAGCAGGCGGGCGGCTGGTATGCATTAAATTATCCGCATAGATTAGATAAGAATAGATTTTTCCAATTTTATAATGAAATGCCATTAGTAAAGACCATTACTCATAAATTTATACAGCCAACTGGAATTAATATTATGGTGGCATATACAAGCTATGGTGGAAATAATCAAGAGGATTCAGCAATAGTTAATAAGGCCGCGGCAGACCGAGGCTTACTTGCGGGAATCTTTTTTAAGTATGAATCGGTGGAATTAGAAATTGGCGAAACCTTTTGCAATCCAAATTTACTCGTTACTAAAAATATAAAACCAAATGCATGTTATGAGAAATTATACAAGGGATTTATTAGGCCGGGCAGTACGGTTAATTATGGAGATATTATGATTGGGAGAGTTGCAAAAATAAATAAAGGAAAAACTGCGGGAGATAATTATCTATATACGGATAGAAGTATTGTATATAAATTACAAGAGCCCGCATATGTAGTTTCGGTACAAGAAACAAAAGGCGTAAATGGTGAGCAATTTGGAATTGTAAAATTAAGATATAATCGCCCATTAAAAATTGGAGATAAAATGTCATCCAGGAGTGGCAATAAAGCAATTGTTGCCCAATTATTATCCGCAAGCGATATGCCTATTACTCAATCTGGAATAATTCCAGATATTATTATTAATACTAATAGTTTTCCCTCAAGAATGCCTATTGGGCAATTAATGGAAACTCAAGTTGGTAAGATTTGCGCCGCGAAGGGCGCGATTACTGATGGCACAGCATTTTTGCCATTTGACCATAGCGAAATTGAAGAGGAGCTCAAAAAGTCTGGATTTCATTATAGTGGAAAAGAAACCATGTATAATGGTATGACTGGCGAGCATATGGATTGTTCTATCTTTATTGGGCCATCTGTAGGATATCGTCTGCAAAAATTTGTCTTAGATGATGAGCAATCGGTTGCGGGGAATTGTCCAATCGACCCAACTACAGGACAACCATTGGGCGGAAAAAGCGTTCAGGGCGGATTGCGTCTTGGAGAAATGGAGACTTGGGGACTTCAAGCACAAGGTAGTATGCAATTTTTATATGAAAAACATCATATGGACTCAGATGGAAAAAAAATATATATATGTAGAAAATGCGGACAAATTGCCATTTATAATCAGAATCGAAATATATACATATGTAATATATGCAATGAATATGCAGATTTATCTGAAGTTGATTGCACAAAATCGGCAAATTTATTTATAGAACTTGCCGCGGCTGCAAATATTGGAATGACATTTGGATTAAAACCGAGGTCTTTTGAAAAATAAGGGTGAAAACAAGTTTGAAAAATAAAGTATCGTATTGAATATTTATATATATATATAATATATATTCATTGTAATACTAAAATGAATACTTTATTTATTATAGAATATAAGGCGTTTCTTCAGCCTATCCATGAAACTAATATAGTTGGGTCGGAACCAGTTTCTAAAAAAAATGAATCAACTGGGGTTTGTTTAACAATGATTAAAAGAGATATTGATTCAACATTATCAACATTAAATTTAATTATTGAAAATCCTAATAATATAAGTAATGTCATTACAGGGACATTGGAAATTCCATTTCCATCAGATAATGGCGTTAAATCTAATATAATTAAAATAAATGATGTAATTGAATTAGTATTAAGTCGTCGATTGGTTAATACCTACCCAAATAGATCGGCCGCAGCCATTGTGACAGATGCTTCTCATGAATTTATTGAGGTGGCAAAAAAGACTTTTGCAGATCGAGTGCGAGGCGATATGCTATCAAGCAAGCCTACTTTAAAATTAAATACATATAAGGACCGATTTCCTGCAAGTATTAATAATACAATCAATGCAAAATTAAATGCTGATTTGATTAATATTATTAAAAGCAATAGAGAATCTATTAATAAAGAGAAGTGTTTTAAATTTAATGAAAGAAGTAATTGTTTAATTGTTGCAAGCCATCAAAATAGTGAAACTATGGAGTGCTGCAAGCAATGCAAAAACTTACTAGTATTAGGCGCAAAGGAATTAAATCTCGATTGCTATAAATGTGTATCATGCAAGGGGGTTGTCTATATTAATAGTAATGGGTTGCCAAATAATAAACACTGCAATAGGTGTCTAGATAGTCAAAAAAAATAAATAGGTTAAGTCAAAAAAAATATTTTTTTTTTGTTAATACACAATAATATAAATATACACAATAATATAAATATACGCAATAATATAAATATACGCAATAATATAAATATACGCAATAATATAAATATACGCAATAATATAAATATACGCAATAATATAAATATACGCAATATAATAATATATACGATATAATAATATATGAGATATAATAATATATGAGATATAAT